TGGGGTGCCCCAACACAGCAGGCGCCTTGCCCAGCACCACGTTGGCGACCATCTGATCCAGGTCAGCCGTGGTGAATGCCTGAGCTCGGCCCTTGCTGTCGGTGTGGCTCCCAGCACGAAACACTTCGATGAAGTCATCAAAGCCTTTGAAGTCGTGGGTGGGGAGTGATGCTGCGGGCTTCGTCATGACCATGACTGTGCCGAGCGGGGCCGCTTTTGGCGTGGTGAAGTGGTTCACCAATGGCCCAATGAGAAAAGGCCCCGTAGGGCCTTTGGAAGGTGCTGTCTATGCCGTGATAGCCGCTGGGGGGCTTGAGGCGTTTTTAAACGGGTTTTGGCCCCGATTAAACATGATCGGGTGGCAATGGCTTGCTCGCCCTCGCCATTCCGAAGGGGTCATGGGCCGTTGGCCCCTGATTTTGCGTCTGATCCTGACCTTCATCCACGATCACCTCACCCTCGGCGCTGAACATGCCCAACTGCATCAGTTCGCGCTCTTCATCCGCCAGGATCTCGATCACCCAACGGCGGCTGTAGTGCGTCTTGATGGCAATTTCCGAATGGGTCATCCCCAGCGCACGCAGTTCACGCACACGCTGGTGCCGCACCTGCTGCATCACCGAGTCGTTCTTCGGCATCTGCAGCGTCTCGCCTGCAAAGGCCTCCACCAGGTCTGCAAACATGCGCGTCCCCAGCAGCTCAGCCAGCGGGTGATCCAGGCTGACCCGCTTGGGCACCACCAGGTGGGCGCCACCGCGCAACTCGACAAGGCGCAATGCTGCGTCCTGGCCCAGGGCCCGAATCAGCTCCTGCAGCAGCTCGGGCAGCAAGTGGATGTTGAGGTGCAGCATCAGTGAACGTCTGCCCCGACACGCTCAGCCCACTGCTTGAGCATCTCGATCAACCGAACCATCTGCCAGGATGTGGCAAAGCGAAGCGCCGTCAGGCTGGGCATGCGCTTCTTGGCCCATGACTCAATGGCCTGGTCAAGTGCCTCGACGGTGTCACGCGGGCCCACGGCCTTGACAGCGACCATGGCCTTCCACAGTGCCCGCAGCTTGGCCATCTGGTCTTCACGGGCACCCATGGTGGCCTTGGGTTCGCCCTTGGACTTGACGACGAAGCCTGCGGCCTTCATGTGCTTGATGACCTGGTCGGCCTCCTGCGCCGTCAGCGCAGAGCTGCTGGTCTTGCCATTGGCAAGCCTGGCCAGCAAGGCGCGGTAGGTATCGTCATCCAGCCCGAGCTGGGCCCGGCCCATCTGGATCAGCTTGATGCGCATGCGGCCATTGGCGTCATGCACTTGTTTGGTGGGGGCTGCGCTCATCATCACCTCGGCAAGTGGCCACCAGGCAGCGTGATCCACAGGGTCACGCACGGCAGCAGGTTGATACACCAGCGGCGGTCGAAGGTGCTGTAGTGGGCACCGATCCATAAGCTGGCCAGGCGCACCAACAAGCCGCAGCGCAGGCTGTTGACGCAGCCTTGACGCTCAGCCAAGGCAGCTTTGACGTTGATCATTTGACCCCTCCGAACTTCACGCCTGCTGGTGCGCACGTCTTGAGCCACCCTGTGTGAGCAATCAGGGCATCCATCGCGGTGCTTTGGTCTTTAGCCTCCCGCACCCCTGGTACGGAAAAGAACTGTGAGTCCTTACTGAGGCGCGATGTGACTTCCATGAACTGTGTCACCACTGCACGTGGTCCACGGCAAACGCTGACAGCACCTTCAGGCACCTCGTGCAGCACTTGGATCAAGCCAGATGCCCAGGCCACTGCGTGGAAGTCCGGGATGCCCAGGCCCACTGGCATCGTCGCCCAATACGTCACAGCGATCATGTCGTCACCGTCAACGCTGTACCAGGTCTGGGCAGCATCATCCCAATAGCCCAGCCAAACAGGCTCCGACGCATAGGGTGCGACCACCAACACCGTGGTGTCCGAATCAGGCTTGGCGTCTGAGTTAGCTATCCACTGAATCTCTTCTTTCATAACAGCCACCGTTGTTGAGAATGAAAAAGCCCCCGAGGTAACCGGGTCACCCCGGGGGAAAGACCAGGCGCATGCCTGATCAAGGAGAAACGCTCAAGCCTCGGTCTTCGCTTCGAACGGCGTGATGACAAAGTCCTCCTGCCCAGTCACCAGGGCAATGCCAGCCACACCACGCACGTCGTCGGGCTCATTGAGGATGGCTTCCTTGTTGACCTCTTCCTTCGTGCGGATGAAGCGGCCCAGCCCCAGGCGCTTGAGGGTGTCAATCACAGCGTCCGCCCCTCGCACGCTCACGCTTGGTGGGCGCTGGCGCCACTGCACATCACCCGTCACGAAGCCCGCCGTTTTGGTCTTGCCGCCGTTGGTCAAGGTGTCGCGGTTGGCCTCGCAGTAGCCCTGCACGCCCTGCTGCAGCAGGTCAATGCGGCCCTTCAAGGCCTCCAGTTCAGGCTGGTGTTTTGCTGTCACAGCCGCGACCTGGTCGTTCATGTCTGCTGCCACGCGCAGGTACTCACGTTGCAGATCACCCAGCTTGCGAATGTCCGCAGCACAGTCGTCCATCGTTTGGGGCACATAAGCCGCAGCCTTCGTCTTCAGTTTGGTTGCCATCAGGCTCTCCTAAAAATCACGTTGTTGGGTTCGGTGGCAGGCCTCGTTCAATCAAGGCCTGGTTCATTTCCTCCGGGGTCAGGGCTCGCTGCAGGCCCGGCTTACCGCGTGGCATCTGCATGCCAAATCGCAGCAGCTCAACCTGCTGCAACAGCTTGGCTTTGAGGTGCTCGGGGGGGCCTGTGCTGCGCGGCGCCTCAAGCTGCAAGGGCTCGGGCACCTTGGGCATGCATGCCAGCACCTGGGAAGGGCTGGGCCACAGGTCGATCTCGCCCGCCACGATCAGGAAGGCTTCGGTGATGCGGTGGGCATCACGCTCTTTCTTCCAGCCAATGGGCCTGCGCATGAACACACCAATCCACACCTTCGCCACGGCTTCCACCGTGTCTGCAGCAGGCGAGTTGCGCAGGCGCAGTGTCAGCAGCACTTGCAGGCCTTCAATGACAGCCACATGCAACCAGCTAGGCCCCATGTCAGCCACCTCGCTTGAGCTGCTCCAGGCGCGCAATGGCCTGGGCCGTGGCTGAGGCTGGCTTGGTGGCTTGGCCTTGATGGGTGCCTGGTGCTGCATGCAGCACCGAGCCCTGAGCCAGGGCTCTCGCCGACTCGGCCACCACGATCTCAAACAGATAGCCGTGGGATTTCAGCGGGGTGCGCAGCGCCCCTGAATCTCGGGCTGCGAGCGTCTTCTCCAAGGCCTGAGCCCACACCTGGTGAGGCGCGTCCACCACCTGACCATCGCGCTCCAGGCGCTGGCCCTTGATGAAGGGAAGCAGCTCACCCAGCAGGGTGGCCACACGCGGCCAGGTCAGCTTGTTCTTGGCTGGGCGGAACAACGCCAGGTAGCGAATGAGCAGCGCACCAATGGGGCTGATCTCCAGCGCCGCTTGCAAGGCCTGAGCCGCTGAGCTGTCGTCAATGACCGCGTCCAGGCTCATCTGGGCACCGCATGAAGGGCAACGAATGTTCACGCTGCAGCCTCCACAGGGCCAATGCCAAGACGCAGCCCCAGCTTCGTCGCAGCATCTGGGTTGGCGTCGATCCATTCAGCCGTGGGCACCCAGATCGCACACCAGCCTGTTGGCGACACCGCAAAGCCACCGTAGGTGCACTGGCGCATTCCGATCAGGCCATACTTCACCGTCGGCTGTGCGCTCGACGCCCAGCAGTTGCTGCACTGCGGCCGTTCAGCGCAGCTCAGGTAGCCCTGAGCCTTGGCTTGGGTGCGCTCGCTCATGCACCGCTCCTGGTGCAGTTCGTTCTTGCGACATACCGCTGGTAAATCGCTCGCGATGCAATGGCGGCTTGGTGGTCACCGATCACCTGGTTGATGTCGCTGCGCAGGCTCTCCATCATCCGTTCGTGCAGCGCCTCTTCCCGGTCAACCAGGTTGTGCAGGCTGGCCAGCTTGCGCTCCAGGCGGGCAATGCGCACCACTTGCCCCAGGGCCACCGGGCCACCAGCGCGGAACACGGCCCAGCAGTGGGCGATCAGGGTCATGGTTTGGTTCAGCCAGCTCATCGCTTGCCCCCCTTGCCCAGAGACAGCACGCGCTCGGCCACCTGGTCAACCAACTCGGGCGACAAGGCCACACGGCCCTTGCCAAAGTCACGGATGGCAGGCACCAAGGCCTCCATCAGCACGCGGGCCGAGCCTGTGCCATACGACCACAGCGCATTCAGCACATCGTCGCCCACCTCACCCATGTCGGCCAGCGCAGCACGGGCCATGTCGTCGGCGTCGTCACGCGTGATCGCCTGGATGGTCTTGGGCCACATCACCACGCGGGAGCGGATCTGATCGAACTGCCCAAAGCGGTGGTTCAGCAAGTCATGCAGCTTCTCGGTGCCCGCCAGCAAGATACCGATGCCCGCCATGTCGCGGATGCGGCGCAGATAGTGCAGCGCCGGGGCGCTCATGTTCTCGGCCTCGTCCACGATGATCAAGTAGCCCGTGCCCTCGGTCACCCGCACCACCTCTTCGAACTTGTTCTCCAGCCCCGTGGGAATGGATGACCCCAAAGCCTTCAGCAGCTTGTTGAGCATCACACCCTGCGTCATGTTCGGGCTGCTCTCCAGCAGGATGGTTTGCGGCTTGGCTGCGCGGTATTCCTTGAGCGTGCGGGTCTTGCCCACGCCCACGCGGCCTGTCACCACACCAAAGGTGGCGTGCTTGCGCGTCCGGTCGGCCACCACATTGATCAGCTTGTGTACCGCGCCCTTCACGTAGCCGGGCGCACCGCCTGCGGCCCGTTCCTCGTCCAGGGCAATCGCGGCCTCGATGTCCGTCAACTGGACCGTGGGTGGCGATGGGTACTTGCCATTCAGGATCTGGCTGATGGTGGCGCTGGGAATGCGCGTCTTGGCCGTCAACCAGGAGCGCGGCTTTTCATGCTCGGTCAACCAGGCCTTGATCTTCTCGACCTTGGCCAGATCGTCAGGCGTGTAGTGGGGCAGTGCGGTGCTCATTCATCTCTCCAAGTCAGGATGTCGATCTCAACGCCAGGCTTCTTGGCCTGGTCGGGAAGGGGGATGGCTTTGGGTTGCGCAGGCTCGGCCAGCAGAGGCACTGCCTCCAGCAGCTCCAGGCCCGCGACCTGGTCAGCCAGCGTGAGCACTGGCTGTGCCCGCAAGCGCACCTCATGGGCCTTGTTCTCCAGGCGCTGAAGCGCCGCTTGTTCACTCTTCAGGCGCTGCTCATCCATGCGGCTGGTCGGCACCACACTGATCGTGCTCGTCAGGCTTGCCTCGCAGATCAGGCGGCCCTTCTCATCGCGCACCCACACAACCTTGTCGTTGTGCAGGTCGTACTCAATTGGCAGCGTCATGCCGTCGTACGCAATCAGGGCCTCATGGAAGTACGTGCGCTTGTCCAGCGTCACGCACTGCCTGCGCACCATCCTGGCCGCGCTAGGCCGCATCACAGCGTCGTGATCCATGTGAACCGGTAGCGGATTCAACCCTGCCCACACCTGCGCTGGCGTCTGCCCCTCAAGGGCATCCATGGGCGTGTTGTGGTACTGGTCTATCCACTTGGAAAAGCTGTCCACATACGCCTCAAACGAGGGCAGCGTGCGCTTGCCCTGCTTGACCTCGGTGTGCAGGCGCCGGTTGGTCTCTTTGGCCATGTCATCGCCGCAATAAAACATGCCGTCGGCAAAGAACTTGTCGTGCTTGTTCCTGACGGTCAGGAAGAAGCGCTCAATCCAGCCCTTGCCATGCGGGTTCCCTGGAATGGCCACGGTGATGCCGATTGAGAACTTTTTGAACCAGCCCGTCTCGTCATCGCTCAGCATCTTTGCCCTGTAGCCAGCGCCGTGGTCCAGGTACAGCATCGTTGGCACATGCTGGTGCTTGACCAAGGCGTGGCTCAGCGCAAACAACGTTGACTCTTTGGTCTCGCTCTCACTGAACCACCAGCCCACTACATACCGGCTTCTCAAATCAATGAACACCGTCAGCTCGGGCCTGAACAGCCCCGTGCCGTTGTTGGGGTGGGCCACATAGCAGTCAACCGTGTGGCCGTCGCCCGCGTACATGAAGCCAACGGCCATGTCCTTGGTTTCGCGAGCCTGAAAGCTCATGTGAGTGAGCCCGTACAGATGCTTGCCCACGCGGTTGATGCTGTCCTTGCCACCCAAATGCTTGGGCAGTGTTTTCAGATAACGTCGCACCTGGTGGCCCTGCACATCGGTCCACCCCTCGCTACGCAGCCGCCACACAAGGTCTTCGTAACCAGGCTTTGCTGGCTTGTCCCAAAGGTACAGGCACCGAACCTCCCAACCTCGGTCCTGCCGAACACGGCCCGTGTGCTTGGGCAGCAGTGCGTTCTTTCCCCCCTTGCGGGCGTCCAAGATCCAGCGCTTCAAGGTGGGCACTGACAGCTTGCCGCCCAAAGCCGTGGCCGCAAATGTTGCGCGAACGGGTGCTGTGCCCGCCAGCAGCTTTGACAGCAGGTTCTCCGCCATCGTCTGCGCGCCAATGCTTCGAGGCTCCAGGCAATCTTGGATCAAGGCCATCCGCAACTCAGCAGCCTTGCGTTGGCTGATTTTGGCTGCCTGCCAGGGGTCTTGCACCATGTTGGCGGGCAAGTCCCTGAGTGCCACACCATCAGCAGCCGCAAGCTTCAGTGATCTACCCATTGCTCAGGCTCCTTAGACGTTCTTGCGCAGGCGGCCCACGCCACCGCGTTCGTTCTTTGCCTTGTTGCTGCGCTTTTGTGCTTCGTCGGCATGCGCGGTCAACAAGGCTTTGAAGTGCTGTTGAACCGCGATCACTTCCTCCGGCTGGAAGAAGGCCAGATCGGCGGCATCGGGCAGCCCATCGGCCTCGCTCAAGTCAAACGTCTCGCACCAGGCCTGTACCTGCAAGCTCAGTTGCGCAACCAGGCTCACCATGGCCGTGCGCACCTGATTGGCCATGGGCACACGGAACTCCGATCCGCCCTCAACCAAGGACGCATCCTCAAGTGGCTGCGCAAGATCGCTCAGGCTTTGAATGCTCAGCCGGGCCTTTTCAAACAGCGCAGCGGCCTCACGCCGAACGTCCTGAACCGGGAATGGAATCCTGGTTGGTGCCAAGGACTTCTGGCGTGCAAGATCAAGGTTGTTGCGCGTTTCGATCTGCTTTTGCAGCAGCTTGTTTTCGTCCTTCAGCGCCTGGATCGTCTTCTTGAACTCGCGTGAAGAAGCCTCAATGGATTCGCGCAGCAATTCCGGGTCAGAGGCAATCTGTTCCTGGGCCCCAATTGGCAATGCGATGTAGTCCAGGGCCTTTGTTTGCCCCATTGCCACCAGCATCTCCATGCGCTTCTTATCTCCAGCGTCTGCCAGTGCTGCAGCCAGTGTCATGGCCCGTTTTCTGGACGATGCCGAAAGCCCTAACTCTTCAGCAATGCGTTCAAAATCACCGTGCTCACAGCTTTGCTTGATCGCAATCAAGCGCAGGCCAATTCTCAAAGTCGACTCAAAGCCCGCTTGAAAGTCTTTCTTGAACAGCCGCTTGTGCGTCTCGATGTCAGCCATCAGATTGACATCAAGAATTGAGGCCAGGCCATGCATGCCATCGGTGATCTGATCGAAAGGCTCAGCGCTGGGCCTTTCGGCAATCTCGACAACATCCGTGACATCACTGACGGGTAGGATCTTCTTAGCCACGTTCAGCCTCCTGGTTTTTATTGGTTGGGGTGGTGCTTGCTGTGCTGCAGCGCCACATCAAGTGCGCAACCAGAACCCACAGCTGGCGGGGGCACGTTTCCTGCACGATCTCTTCCGCGAAGTCAGCCATGCGCGACAGGTCGGCGCTGGCAATGGCTGCTTCGAACTCGGGCTGATAGCCATTGAGGCAGGCTGTTTCAGAGTTGCCCAGCAGCTGCAGCAGCAGGGGCGCCGGGGGTTCGCCTGGCACATGGATGGTTGCGGAGTGACCAATCCCCTGAACATGTGCAGTCAGCGGCGCACTCAAACCCAGTTGCTGAGCCACAGCGAAGCCCTCACCGTAGAGACCAACCTGCCGGCCACACAACACCTGGTAGACCGTGTGCGCCTTGTATCCATTCGCCTTTGCCCATCCACGAATCGACAATCCGGCAGCCTTGAACTCATCACGTACCTGCTTACGTTTCATGCCACCCACACTCATGCCGCACCTCCTGCCATCACTGCACTGACCGGGCGGTACGTTTCAACCTTGCTCACCACGCCAGCCTTCATGCCCAGCGCAACCGCGATGGCGTGGGCATTGCCGTACTTGGCCTTGTTGCGTCCGTCCAGAACGGCGTACACATCAGCGCGCTTGAACCCATTGGCTTTGGCCCAACCACCAATAGAGATGCCGTTGAGAGCGAACTCATCCTTGACCTCTTGGCCCGTTTTCTCAACGAACAAAGGTTCGCCGCTTGGTTGGTCACCAAAGGTCTGCATGACGCACTCGGAACCGAGGCAATCAGCCTGAATGACAGCTGCGTTCATGCAGCCTCCTTCATGCCGAGCGCCACGGCAATTTCATGGGCCTTGCCGTAGTGACCTTTGAAAACACCGGCGATGACGCAATACACGTCATGCGGCTTCCAGCCGTTGTCACGGGCGAACTGAGCCAGGGTCCGGCCTTGGGCCTTGAACTCCTTCTTCACCTGTTCGGGGGTCTTCGTTGCCATTCACATCTCCTTTAAAGTGCAACCGTGGGGCAATTAGTTAGTGCAATGCAATATTGCATTGCTTCTATTGCGCTGTCAACTCTTTTGGGCGTGTGCTATGGAAACAACAGACTTTTTGGCGTGTACGAAGCGGCTGCTTCTGGCGCTGGGACTTGCCACTGAAACCGAGTTGGCTACTCAGCTCGGTTTTGTCCAAAGCACCTGGGCTGCACGGAAGAGGCGTGGGTCGATTCCGTCAGAGCAGATCGATGCCCTGATTGCGGAGCGCGGGCTGAATCCCGAGTACATCTACCGGGGCAAGGGCAACGTGCTGGCAAGCGCGAGTAACCAGCCCTGGCTTGAGCAGTTCAAGGAACGTGTCCAGATCATTCAGTTAGACCTCGCAGCCCTCGCGGGCAAAGGCCACACGGCTGAGTCACTCAACTTGGTGCTTGAACCCAAGGGCAAGGTCAAGCAGGCGCTGGAGGTCTTGCGCGACTATCGTGACATCAGCCGCATAGACCTCAACTGGCTGATCTGCGCAGAGCCTCATGCGAAGAACAAGGACTCATTGAGCAAGGGTGAAGTCGCACTTGTTGAGAAGCTCCGAGCCATGGATGAAAGCGGCAGGGCCTTCGTTCAGCAAGCGGCAGACTTGGCACACAAAAGAGGAACCAAGTGATGCGTGTAAAAAAAGGCGCAACGCCAGTCAGTGAAATCAGCCTCTTAAACCTGATCGCTACGTTGGCAGTTCTTGTGGTTATTCCTGCGCTGGTTATCTGGGCGCTCAAAGGCCATATCCCAGGCGCAATATGGTGGTGGTTGCCTCCGCTCTACGTTCTTTGGCTGCTGCACCTCTTCAATCCAAACGGGCACTTGGAACCTGATGGCAATGTCGTAGAGGTCAAGCCCACACCTGCAAGGAAGCCCATACACCGGGCACCTCAGAATTGGGCGCCGCCCGCACTGGCGCAAGCACAACCAGCGGTACCTACGTCGACCGACCCCAGCCCACACTGGGCAGAGATCATTGGGCAAGGTCATGCTGGCATCGAAGCATGCATTTCCCGTGGCGACTGGGATGGCGCTCGCGCTGCGTTGCAGAAGGTGGCTTACGGCATGGTCACGGCAAAAGAAGAGGACAAAGCAGTATTCACCGCATACATGAAGGAGTTCTCAACCCGAGACCCGCTGTATCGCGCCGTGATGGCTAAGGCATTGCCCTTGATCATCGAAAGCCCGGGCATGAAGCAAACACAGTTCTATCCGCTGTTCCCCAGCATTCCTCCAGAGACCATCCGTTACGTTTTCTATTACGCAGATCAGCTCGGCGAGATTCAACGTCAGAAGAAGGGCAACAGTTACCTTATCTTCCCTTTGGCCTACGCTGCGTGACACTGCAAGTGCACCACTGGTGAACCACATCACCACGACCTGAAAGGCGCGAATCCAGACACTGAGGGCTACCTAACCGTAGCCCTTTTTCACGTCTGGAGCCCGCCTTGAAATCTGACAAGTTCCGAATGGTGGAGTGCCTCGCCTTGAGCGTGGTTCTCTTCGTTGCCTGCTTGGTCGTCAGCGCCCATGCACCCGCCAGCCTGCTGGCCGTCAGCCTGTTCAAGGCGCACCTCATGTCCCTGGCGGGCTGGGGCGGCT